GGACCTTGTGGTCCGGTAGCTCCATCTGCACCATCTGCACCTGCTGATCCGCCAGGACCTTGTGGTCCGGTAGCGCCTGCTGCACCTGTAAGTCCGGTAGCTCCATCTGCACCTGTAAGTCCGGTAGCTCCTGCTGCACCTGTAGATCCTGCTGGTCCCTGGGGTGCTATCAGCACAACCCAGTTTACTGAATCATTAGGAGGTTCCTCAGATGATGTAAAATTAGTTTGTGCCACATACATTTTACCGGAGACAAAAACATAATCTCCCACTGAATACTGTTGGTTAAGAAAAAAATTCTTTCGTGTAAGACCTGTTCCAGATTCTCCTTTTTCCCCTTGAATTCCCATAGGACCGGTAGCTCCTGTGGTACCTGGGGGACCATTTGCACCTGCTGGTCCCTGTAATCCATAACCAGTACTTGTGGGTCGAATATAGTGGATTTTAAAATCTGACATATCTTTACTAATTAGCAAGATAAGTGATAATCAAAAACTAGAATCCTATTAGGTTGTCCGTATACTCCGGATTGTACCGAGCCTTGTGAAAGTCCCAATATTCCGGGCACCCGAACTTCCAGTCTTTTGGGACTAGGGGAGCTTTCCAATAGTATACACAATCCTGCCATTTATTCGTCTGAGTGGCTCCATGGATGTATAGAGCATGATAGTCGTTAGTCAGTTGGTCCATTATATCGCAGAAAGTAGAGAAATCTGGTATAATGGATGCATAGTTTTTGTAGAGAGACTCTCTGTTCTTCAGCAATGGTTCTCGCAGGATAAAGATACCATCCACATTAGTACGAATCACCGGCTTAATATCCATTGCATACTGTAACGATAGAATATATAGCAGCTTCCAGTGCCTACCTTTCTTGTATAGCGCTTGCTGCAGAGGCTTATTGAAGATTCTAGGGTCATCTGTACAATCATCTATGATTAGGACTGCCCAAGGATTGGCCAGATGTTTATGGGCGAGTTTCTGGCGCTTAATAATATCCTTGATCTTATCTTCATTATAGGTGTTAAATACGAAGGTACTGGGCATGATTTGTTGATATGCGTGATTAGTATCTTCGGATCCACTCATCGCAACACCGACAGGAAAGATATGCTTCTTAGAATAAAGCAATGCTTTGATCAAAGTACTCTTACCTGTACCAGGCTTTCCTACAACAACGAGTTTGCAACCACCATTGTAAGTGGGGTCGTTAAACCTACTGGTAGTAGGTGGAATCATGTCTGGGTTTAGCTCTTGGATTTCAATGTCTAAAGAACTACTCATGTTTAGCACTATTAATTGTTTGTTTAAATGAATTAGATAAATATAGGGCTAGAAGAAAGATGATAACAAGATCTGCGAATATTTGGATTTATATCGTAACTCTTATTTTGACAAGTCTAGCTATATACTTTGTTATTCGATGGCGTAAAAATAAACCTCTTATACATCACTTTCATGCATCAAGTCTATGGAAAGCATTTATGCTTAATTCATTAGCTGCATCTCTAGTTATATTCATTGCAATGGCAACAAAGAAAAACTTTGATAGTTATACAGGACATGATAACGCTATTAGTATTATTCTTACCCTTAGTACAACTTTCGTGACTTCCATGGTAGCGTTTACGATGATGTATGTGCTATTCGGATTCGGAGTGGGTATGATAACACCTAAGTCAGTGTTGAAAAAGGATAACGAGCTGACGGAGCTGAGAAAGCGACAACTGGAGATGCAGCAAGACTTGATTGGCCAGAAGCAGCGCCCTCCGATGAGGACAATGCAACTAATGACTCCACAAGTTTAAGATAGTCATACAATTTTCTATATGATTATTAAGTTAAGCTAGAATGCTTGAGCAGCTACTACGGTCGGAAACATAGAAGACGCAGGCTTGAGCATTTTATGCAAACCTCGTTTTTTCACGGGGCGCAGTATGAGAGCTGCTACTCCAGATACAAGAGCAAATGTAAGAGAATAAGAGATGGCTAGCGTGTAAGAAATAACAGCCCTCCCCTTGGAATCCAGTTTTTGTATCCATGAAGGCTTAGCGAGATATAGGATCCCCATAGACACTAGAAAAGCGATAATAACGATAACTACCAGACTATTATTGACATGTTTAGTAAAATCCAGCATTTATAAGTAGTCGAGATAATATTAGTAATCCGAATCATCATCAGAGTTGAAGCCACGCTTCTCTTCAGCAACTAGCTCTTGTGATTTGACATAAACAGAAATTTTTCCTAGACTTCCCACACTGGACCTGAAAAGTAACGGGAGTTTACTATTTGCAGGAAAGATTTGCATAGTATTACTGAGACCTGCTAACTTGGTGATTCGTGATAACTGGTCTGTAGTAAATGTCGCAAAGTATTCAGTAGTTTGCTCGTCATCGTTATCGGCATCCGAGTCTTCGTTCTCTCCGAACGTGACTTTACGTTTTAGAATACCGTCTGCATCAGCAATAAATTCAATATGGAAATCTCGTGCTCGTACGTTGATATTAATACTTCCAATACTACTGAGATCCTTGCACATCTTTTGGAATTCAGATGATGGAACAATTACAGGTTTCCCGTAGCCAGTTGGAATATCTATGTCAAGATTCTGAGTCTCCTGTATCTTAATTCCAGAGGTAGTGATACGAGTATTCTCTTTGGGTATGGTTCTAATACCAAGCTCATTTGGGGAGTCTGTATCAATGAATAACTGTAAAGAGTCTTTCTTCTTGATGGACTTCAGCATCCTATGGAAGTGGTTCAAATTTAGTCCCATGCAGAATTTCTCTGTAAATCTAAACTTATATAATGAAAAATTCTCTCCTAGAAGGCGAAGATCTACTAAAGTCTTACGGGGATGGTCAAACATCCTTAGAGCGATGCCCTCTGAACAGACCTCGAAACATCCTGTCTTAAGATTATTGGTGAGGAGTTCAGCCAATACTTTGATTTGGTAGGCTTCTCCTGTCTTACACTTGAATTTCACTGGCATTTTGGATGAAAGGCGTAACACCTTAAACCATAAAAGAACCAAAGACATGACATTTAAAATAAATCCGTTTAGTATAAATGGATAAATACTTGAATAAACCTGTGGCTTACCTCGAGACCACAGACTTCGACAAATATGGAAACCTTACTGCCACCAAGGACCTACATATAAATACACCCGTTGTAATTATGCTGCAGTCCTCCTGGTGTCCTTACAGCACATCCGCCAAGGCTAACTTTCAGACTTTTGCTGATGAGACCGAGGGTCGTGTTTTTTGTGCAACTATACAAGTTGATGGAGACCGTGACTCGGAGAAGGAACTGGGTAAAAGGATTAAGACTCTGAAACCTAAATTCAGAGGATTTCCTGATTATCTTCTATATACGAACGGAAAACGTATCAATAGGGACATACAAGGATATAGTGTACAACACCTTAGAGACTTTAGTCGTATCTAATTATTATATAACTCGTGTGAGTTATATAACCACTTTTTAGTTTTTCTGTTTGTAACACTTATTTAATTAAGTATTGCTAAATAAGAAAATGGTTCGTATTAATGGTGCATTTGACTTTAACGTATACTCCTTTGATACTATCAATAGTGTAGTAGAACGGTTATCTGCTTTAATGAATACTTTACCTGAATATTTATATATTCCTGTAGAGGAAAATTCTAGACTTTTCTTGGAGAGACTGAGGACCAAAGACACTGCGGTCGTTAGGGACTTGTTGAAGCAGATGAAGACACAGCAATTATCTGAACTTTCGTCACTAGTTGACATCTTGAAAGGTCCCAATGCACCTAATTTCCTAGTGAAGAAAAAATTAGATATAATACTAGATGTCATTAGCCCATCTATCGCTTACAGTAAAGACTTGAGTGTACTACCAGAGGATGAAATAGCTCCACTATTATTACGTGTTAAGCATAGTCTTGATGACAGTGTAGGAAATGTACTCATCGAGCAAATGTGGGAGCGGAAAAAGTCCATTAAGGAAGATATTACAAGGGGTATTGCTAGAAATAAAGCTCTTGTCGAGGAATCAGGTGAGCTGATAAGAGAGAAACCGCTTAATCATACAAAGTTTAAGCAGGATGATATAGCTTTGCGCTATGTGTTCAACATGAAGGATCTAACTCTTCTTGAAATATTTGACAAGATAGTTCTGACTCCTAGAATTCCTTTCACTAGTTCTAACGATCTCTATAAGATCCTACGAGACTTTACTCCTGATCCTGATTGGATCAGTACTCATGAAGGAGCTATATACTTCAAGATACGAAAAACACTTCCTTCATTACCCCCTGAGTACATTAACGCTGTCCTCACTGTGGAAGGGGAACCTGGTGAGGAGAAAGGTATACTCACAACAGACCTATTTGAGCTTAAGAAAGGTGCTAGTGAAGAGACTGTTATACGAGATCTACGAGAGATCTTTCACCCTAGGATAGCATTAAGAGAGAAGGGTGTTATAATAGAAGAGAAGGGGGTATTTCAGTACTATCTTGGTGAGTCCCCTATAACGGAGTGGGTTTTCTCTGATCTCATAATGAATGATCCTTTATTTAATCAGTACTTGGCGATAGATGAATTCAACACTGTAAATCGTCAACTAAAACGAAAAGGTAGCACTATATTTATTCACTTTTTTGGTACAACTCCGGACCAGAATGTAAAAGCGAATCTGACTATTTATCAAGTACGTGATGACGATACACATGGTCAGTGGAAAATTGGAAGTTACTATCTTAAAGTGAAAGTTGTTCGTGTAGAGAACAATGACTCTCTGAAAAGATTCACTCTGGTATTTGGTAAGCTTTTATCCCTATACTACAAGAAAGCACCAGGTATAATAAAGGTATACCGAGACCTGCTAGGTGACGAATTTCCACCAAAGTACCAAGCTCTCATGGAACGTCCTACTGGAAAGAAGACGCGAATCCCTCTGTCGAAGATAGCTCCCGATGTATTTGTATCCGGGTACCCAACTGATTGTCAGCACCCACCACTTATTATAACATCTGAGGAAGCAAAGATAGCTCGTGAGAAAGGCCAAAATGTTATGCTCTACCCAAAGACACCAGACGAAGGATTTCCTCAACGTTATTACGTATGTGATCCCTTAAGCGCCTACCCTTATCCCGGCCTACAATCTAATCGGCTATCCAACAATAATATTGTACCTTTTCTACCTTGTTGTTTCAAGTCGCAACAAGACTTTGGCTTCAAAGGACAAGAAGGTAGAGATACCAAGACATACGGTCACTATTTCTACGGCAGACCAATGCTAGATAGAAGCGGGACCGCTCAGCCACAGCTTTTAGTTCGAGATGTATTCACTAATCCACCCGAGACCGCCAAACTCCCTCCTGAACTGGACGAAATGCTAAATCTGGTTGTGTACCGTCAAAATTGGAGCTTCATTCGTGGAGGGGTATTCGACTCTAGAAGTAGCTTTATCGAATGTGTACTCGAAGCCCTTCAGACGCATGATGATAGATATGTTGAAAAATTGATGTATAAGAAACCTGAGACAGTCAAAGCCCTAGATAATCTAGCTAAAGCCGAAAATAAAAAATCTCGAAAACAGGCTTCTGCCAAACTCTGGAAAGCTAAGAGAAAAGAGCGTATTAATCTGCTCAAAGAGATTCGCAAAGAACTTGCCACACCGATTAATGCAGCTGGTTGTAGTCAGGAGATGTATGACTACAGTTCGGATGAGATCCAGGAACACATAAGGGATCCTCAGAGATACTTTGATCCTAGATACTTCACAAATCTAGTAGAGAGATATTTTAAGTGTCGAATAATACTGTTTAGTAGAGTGATTCATGATTCGCTCCAAGACTCCAAGTACCAGGGTGGGTTTAACACAACTTTATCTCTACCCCGACATATACAGTCGTATTATAGGACTGCAACTAAAGTCCCAACCATTCTAATTTATGAGCGAGTCGGGAGAAGTAGGGAGCAGAAAGACTACCCTCGTTGTGAGTTGATATCGTACTGGAACACCGAATCGAACAGTGAAATAAAGAGAATATACAAATATCATAGTATTGTAGCTAATCAAATGCAATTATTGTATGAACGAGTACGAAATTCTTATAGTCTTAACTGCCCTGTATTGGAGACTATATTACCTCTGAATAGACTTACGAATATCGGAATAACTTTTACTCATCAAGAGATAGATTCATATGGAAAGTGTCGGGCGCTAATTTTCAACTATAGAGGTAAACGTGGTACGTTTCTAACAACTCCAATACAGCCTTTATTACTCCCTCGTGCTGAAAATGAAGTTACCCCACGTCTCACGCAAGAATTAGCGAAGTCGATATTTAGATCTCTTGCGATCAAGATCGATAAAGTGTCGATTACTCCTATTCATGTGAGCGCGTTCTCAGGAATAATAGGTAATGTAAGATTTTCTCTTCCGTTTGAGAAGGGACATATAATTCTCCCGGGACAGGGAGTCCCAACTGATACTGAACAAGACCTTGTTGCTAGAGATCAAAGTACTTCTCAGTTAAGTTCTTATATCAGAGACAAAAGAATAGCTAGATATATGGTAGAGTATGCTAGATGGTTGTACTCTCGATTTCTTCACTCTGAAAGTGGGCATGATTCAATTGAGAACCTTAGAAGATTTGTTTCCGAGAATCTAGTTATAGATGAAGGTTTTGAATATGGTCCTATAGCCAAGATCTTCAGTACTGATAGTGGCCTGACCAAGAACTCTAAATTATATGTCAAGTCTTCCGAAACAAAGAAACGACTGATCTACACTCTTCAATTATATACCCTACAACATCCTAATTTGCTTAAGGAGTATTACCTCAGACAATCCATATCCAATTACTATCTCAATGTGAGTGATTTTACTAGGTATAGATGTCAAGTAATATTACAGAGCGATGATGCTGTGCAGAAGTGGATTAGAGAGAGGAATCAGGACTATTCTTTGCATTCTGACGTAGTAACTGGCGGAACTGCGCCATACTTCTTCAAGAATTCGCAAGTTGGAGAAGAGATGTATTTGGTACAACCGGCATCAGGATTGTCCGAGGCTTTAGATATTGATACTATTTGGGGTGACTCACAAACTAATAAGATTGTTAGTGAAGAAGCCATAACTCCTCATGTGAAAGACTTTATGATATACTCGTACAAAAGTCCAACTAATATTGAACCCTACGTTTGCAATGGCGGATGCAGAGCGGGAGAAGATGACGGATTAAAAATTCTCGGCTATCGAGATGAAGACAATAACCCTACGTACATGAGTTTATTACCGTTAGAACTCTGTAAAGATTAAGAGACTGCAGTACGACAATCCTATTTAGGAGTGTAATTTAGGAGCAAGAAGCACAATGGACCAGTTTATGATCACTACCTGTAAATGTTTTTAATAAAAACATTTAGAACATTTATTAGTCCAGAATCTTCTGTCTGAACTCCGTTTTTTGTACCTCATCTTTAACCATCTTGGTCCCTTCCATGATGTTAAGAACAGTATCACGGACTATTGACATAAAAGGACCCATCGGTCTTTTCACATCCATATAAAGTACTACGCGGTTTTCGTTGGTGTTGTTCTCAACACGGTGAGGATAAGTATCATCCCATAACACTCCACCTCCCTCGTTCCATGTGTATCTATCTCCATTCACGCATAAGAAACAAGAATCTTTGTTTTTAGGGATCTTGAGAGCCAGCATATACCTCATTACTCCCTTGAAGTATCCCACATGCATCGGAATATGTGTCTTACCCTCGAGTATGCTTACTGAACAAGCTACTACATTAGGACACTTTCTAAGTATTTTGCACAAAGTTGGAAAGTCTCTTCGCCCGTGTTTAGTGAAACTCGAGCCCAGTCTAACATGATAGATTCGCCAACCTTTTTCGTCATCTCCATCAGCCCCTATCTCATTATTCTCTCCGCTAAAGGAGTCTCTGGTGAATCTAATCTCTTTACCGTTATTTGTACGGCTAAGTAATGTATCAAGTTCGGATCTAATCTCTTTCCAGTGACTCTCAAACTCTTTACTCTGGGGAAAGTACTCTCCTCTATTCAAGAACGAAGGGGTTCGTATATTATTGCTGATAAGAGCGCTTCCCGCATATATAATCCTGATAGGATCACGAGCACAGTACACTACGAGAGCAGCGATGAATATTCCTGTACATACGTAAAGGACTATCCAGTATTTACCAGTCATCATTTTTCTATTGGATATTGAAACGAACAGTATCACTACCAACAATATAACTACTATGACCAGTAAAACCAAACAGATACTACCCTCTCTATCTTTCTTGTTCCATGTAGAGTTACTTATCTTTCGTGAGAAGCCATTTTGAAATTTGCATTTAGGCATCTTTCTATGCTAGCAAGTTATTTTTAAGTATGCTTGTTAAGACAACACTTCTTCCATTTTTTACCAGACTTACAAGGACATCGATCATTACGTCCTATCTTAGTACTAGTTGACTGTCTAGGTTTTGAGGGAGGATTCGCAGATACTCCCAATATTTGCATCAACTCTGTTGCTAACTCTGGAGTTATTTGAGAAGGGTCTTGGATTCTTGTTGAGAACTTCATCAGCTTGTTGAGTTTTTCAGGGTCAAGTTGTTCGGGAGAGATACTGAACTGTCTCAATACATCAGAGATCTCACTATTACTCATCTTTATTAATACTAAATGTTAATTCTTAAAACTAAGTTACATTAAATGTTTCACCGCATCCGCATGAGGAAGAGGCATTTGGGTTACTAAATTCCATACGGGAACCCATTGCATCAGTGACCCAAGTTATCTTCATACCTGCTAAGTACAACATACTCTTGCCGCATATTCGCAGTGGCACTTCATTGACCACAAGTTCTTCATCATATTTCTTGGGTTGGTCTGACTCAGTTGCAACATTATATTTGAGTCCGTTACACCCTCCACCGCTAACACTGAGCAGGACATGGGTATGTCCCGTATCCTGTAGTAAAGCGCGCAGGTGGCGCGCTGTTCTGGCACAGATCCCTATCATTTACTATTCGGGGTGGAAATTATATTTTGTTTTCTGATAACAATACTTATATTATACAAATAGTCATGTACAGTCTCAATAAGTCTTTTAGTATATTCCTGAGTATGCAATGTAACTTCTCATATGAGATAGCAGAAGATATATTTATTATAGATCAAGACCACTTATGGGATAAATGGATTCGTTCTAGAACGAATATCATCAATTTCCTTAGTAGTTTAGACCAAGTTAACCAACAGAAGATGATGAACTGGGGAGAAACACTTGCACAGGAATAATAAATTTATAAGTTGTATATTTATAAATGACTCGTAAATGCAAGTATGGACGCTTAGTACGTCCAGTGGTGGATGCAAACGGGAAGAAACGAAACTGCAAGCTGAAACCTCGAGGTACCTCATGTAATAAATACCGTAAAACCAAGTCACCTAAGTGCGATGACCAGAAGGCATGTTCCTGGATCAAAGGAACGGGGTGTCGCAGCAGAAAGAAGAAACCCAAGACCAGCAAGAGTAGAGAGAGCTTACTATTGGGTCATATTAAGCCCGCGGTTGTTAAGAAACTCTACCAAATGACTTACGATACGTGTCGGATCCTGGAGGCCAACGATATACCCTTCTATGCTGAGAGTGGTACCGCCCTCGGCGCAATACGTAACAAAGGTATAATACCATGGGACGATGATGTTGACCTAGGACTGCTAGTTAAAGACAAGAAAAAATTTCTAGCTCTTCGCTCTGTGTTCGCAAAGTGCGGATATTCTATTGTCAAGGCCTGGTTCGGATACAAGTTGTTCTTCACCAAGGGTAAGTTCATCGAAGGATTTAACTACTCTCATCCTTTCCTAGATTTCTTCTTTGTAACCAAGAAAGGTAAGCGCTGGATGCTAGAATCGAAGCGGGCTAGAGAAACCTGGCCAAAAAATTATTATAGAGAGAATGAGTTCCAGCCTTTTCAGAAGGTGCCATTTGGAGACTTTACCATCCCTGTGGTACAGAACGTACGGAAAGTCTTGGTTCGTCAGTACGGTAAAGACTGTTTTACTCATGGCTACAGAGAGTACGATCATGCTAAAGAGGAAGAGATTAAACATGTGAAGGTCAAGCTCACTAAGGCGGAGCTAGGTCCTGCCGAGCCAACAAAGGTTACTAAGAGGAATTGTATGGGTAAAATCCATCTAGATATTAAGTCCAAGATCCCTCTTCGTAAAGCTAGCAAGACGTGTGCCCCTAATTCTTCTCGAGGGTGCTTTGCACGTCTTGCAGGAAAGTCCATGCCGATTTATGTTATTAACTGCGATATCCATCAGAAACGCATCAAAAAGTTCAGGAAATATGCAAAGGCTGCAGGACTTCCGGCATGCAGAGAGGTTTGTGTGAATGGAAAGGCGTTTGACAGAAAAATGGTGTGTGATATGGTGAAGAGTAAATTACTCGACAAGAAGGCAGACATGTCACCTATCGAAGTTTCGATCTGTTACTCACACCTCAATGTATGGCAGCGTTTCGTAGATAGCTGCAAGGAGTACGCCCTGATTATCGAGGATGATGCCGAGGTGCACAAGGACTTCAAGAAGATGCTTAATAAGACTCTTAAGGCTTTACACGATAACGGTAAAAAATTTGATATCCTTTATCTCTGGAATGGAAACTGGGCCGACACCCTGGAGAACACTAAGGATGTTCTTAAGGTGAACGAAAAGATCAATGTACTGCGCGAGACCAAAGAGTTTAATGCAGGAGCCGTCTCTTATGTGCTAACGAAATCATTCGCCAAGACTCTGTTACGCAATGCCTATCCAATTGAAAATCCCATAGATATCTATCTGGGAGAAGAAGCTGTCGCACGCGGGAAGAGGGCGTTGACCATAGAGATGACGTACAACGAGAGTAAGGATTGTTATCTTTCTCCGTTCTTCAGAGGTACGAAGTGGATATGTGGAGGATCTGAGGGTACAGGGAACACGACACAGAACTATGATGCCAAAACGGTAGGATCGATGAAGTGCCGGTAGGAGAGCACCAGTTAAATAAGACTGGTACTCTACCAGTGAACACTGGAGGAGACGGGCAGGATTGTGGCACCGCGGCGGAGTATGAATGATGTTCAATTGCCAACTAGAAACGGAAGGGAACTGTTTCGTGCGGTGTGCTGTTGATCATGATAGAGGCTTTAGTCATGGTAAGTCGGGTGCCCGTAGATAGGTGAATACACCGTGGCAGCATCATGGTAGTAATCCTCCGTCGTTCTACAATAATAGACTAGAATTATATTTCTATTAATAAATGGCTATTAAATATATAGTAATAATAATTATTATTAGTATTATATTTTTAGGTATATTATATAGTTTTCTAAACAAATTACAGTATAATAATTATACACCTATTGATTATAGTTTTTATCAAGAATTGGTTAACACAAAACCTGTTGAAAATTGTTCATTATATACTAATAATTATACACCTATTGATTATAGTTTTTATCAAGAATTGGTAAATAACACAAAACCTGTTGAAAATTGTTCATTATATAATTTTACAATGGATAAATATCGTCTAGGTGATATGGTTAGGGGTATTTTATGGGGTGAAAAAGATGGGACCACAGACTTCGACAAATATGGAAGGGAGTGGCATATTAAAACATACCCAGATAGTATAGTTGCAGAATATTTTAAAAGAACAAATAAAAAAAATAATATTAATATAGTTAGAGATATAATTATTGACAAATTACAATTCATATCACCCATAAAAGGTATAGCTATTCATCTTAGGACAGGAGATGTCATAGAAGAAGATTCACATACTATAGCGGAATTTTTAGCAAGTCCTATATATTATCGACCAGGTAAAATATGGTCTCAGTACGTATCATGTTGGCCAATGTTAAAAAAATCTTTGGATAATATCCCCAAAAATACAAATGATATAACTATTTTTGCTAGTTCTCATATTAATAAAAATACTAAAAAAAGTTGTTTATATCTAGATATAATAAAAAATTTATTAATACAGAATGGATATAATGTAACAATGAGACTGGGTCAAAATCCCGATGAAGACATTATTCTTATGTCTACATCACCATATTTTATACAATCTGGTGGGGGGTATAGTAGAGTAATAAAAGATATACGTAAAAAATTTAAATTATCAAGTTTTCATTCTACTATATTATATAAATATGGTCCGAATTCTTGTACGATCTGCTCGTAGAACTGGTACTGCCGGTGCTCCGTTAGATCGTGCGAAAAGCTGTTGATGCCAAGAAAGCATTGGCTGAAGCGAAGGAAGAACGCGCTCTTGCGCGTCAAAATGGATAGCAACAGTCCTTGTTATCATTTCAGTTGCTTGTCGATCAGTCGAAGAAATACCAAGGATATATGACCTTGTGTTCAACCAACATGGAACGATAGAACTAAACATATTCGTGGTAATGCTAATGGCATATTGCGCGTAACTAGATGTAATAACGGCTCTGTATAAAAAAATTATCTTCGACGTCTTGAGATAGTTCCGGGAAGGGCAGGGCGATGTGGAGGGGGATGCGGAGGCGGAGGTGGAACGTCCGAAGGTAAAGGAGGTGGCAGTGGAAGCGTTGATGAGCTAGTAACAGTA